CTGGACTCCCGGAACCGAACAGGTTACATACCGGTATGTGTGGAATCACAACCCGGACGGCAGCGACGGGGTTACCATGATCCGCGACAAAATCCATGTGCCCGGCGTCTTCCGGTGGAAGCACCCCGTCCATGAGATACTGGAACGCACTGACGGCAAGACGGCGTGGAGCACTGTTTACATGGACGGAGCCGAACTGCACCACTACGCGGATGAGTCCAAGAGCAGATCGTCCTACCTGCCCCTGCTGGAACTTGCCGTCAAGGAGGATCCCAATAACGACAGAAACATGCACTATCTTGGTCGCGAGTACATGTACTACGGGATGCACGATAAAGCCATAGAAACGCTCAAGAGACACCTCTCGCTTCCCTCCGCGACGTGGGCCGACGAGCGATGCGCGTCCATGCGATTTATCGGGCGCAGCGAGGCGGCGCTTGGCAGGCGCGAGGAGGCGATGAGGTGGTTCATCCGGGCCTGCGCCGAAGCCCCTCATACGAGAGAACCCTGGGTCGAAGCGGAACGGTGCGCCCACGATCTGGGAGACTGGGACGGGGTGATCTACTTCGGTCGGAAGGCCTTGGAGATCACAAGCCGAGTCGAAACGTATATTTGCGAGCCGAGCGCCTGGGGAGCGCTGCCCTGGGACCTTATATCTATCGCGTACTGGCACAACGGCGATAAATTGTCCGCAAGGACGGCGGCGATCGAGGCGCTGAAGTATTCGCCGGATGACGAGAGGATACAAAATAATCTGAAGTGGTACGAGGGGTGTAAATGAGTGACATTGTTATTGTGGCGGTGTTATCGCTCATCGGCACGGCGATCGGGGCGTTTGCCGGGATACTGACGGCGAACAAACTGACAAATTACAGGATCGAACAGCTGGAGCATAAAGTGGACAAGCACAACTCGCTCATCGAGCGTACATACAAACTCGAGGAGCACTGCGGAATCTATGAGGAACGGTTCAAGGCGATAGATTGCCGGATCAAGGACCTGGAAGTGAAGGCGCAGTGATGACCGATATCGAAGAAGCGATAGTATCGTACGAGTGTCTTGAGCGCTGGCAGGGCGGGCTCTCTTACGAGGACCGGCGCGAACTTGAGGCGCTGAGAGAAAGTGCAAGACATGAGGCTGCGGAAAAGAAAATAAGGAGGAAAAGGTAAACATGGACTGGTTATCACTGATCCAGACTGCGATGCCGGCAATCATAACGGCGGTGGTGATCCCCCTGCTGGTTGCGGCCGGCCGGGCTTTGAGCCGCTATATAAAGACGGAGCAGGCCAAAAAGTATTACGACATGGCATGCGACGCCGTCATCGCGGCCGTAGCAGAAACGATGATGACGTTTGTGGACGAGTTAAAAAAAGCGGGCAAGTGGAACAGCGAAACAGCAAAAAAAGCCTTTGAGCTTGCGCGGGCAAAGGCTCTCAAGACTATGGGCGCGGCAGTGCTGCAGGCCATGCCCGAGATTGTCGGGGACTTTGAGGCGTGGTTGTCGGCCCAGATAGAGGCGGCCACGCTCAGTATGAAGGAGCCGGCGATAATGGAGGTGCTGACGTGTGAGGCGTGAGACAAGGTTTCTGACCAATAACCCGTGCTACAAGACCAACCGGGACATTCAGGTGAAGGGACTGATGCTGCACAGCGTGGGAGTGAATCAGCCGGACCCGATGGTGTTTATCCGCAGCTGGGACAAGCCTGACTACGACAGGGCCTGCGTGCATGGGTTTATAGGCGGCAACGACGCATACATAACGCTGCCCTGCATGGAGAAAGTCGGGCGCGCGAAGCGCGGCTGGCACGCCGGCGGTAACGCAAATAACACGCACATCGGGATAGAGATGACTGAGCCGCGGGCGATACAGTACACGGGAGGCGCGAACTTTAAAGTGCTCGATCATCAAGCTGCGGTTGAGCACGTCAGGAAAACCACACAGACCGCTGTGGAGCTGTTCGCGATGTTGTGTGCTTATCATCGCCTCGACCCGATGAAGGACATTATCAGCCACGCGGAAGGGTGCAGGATGGGACTCGCGAGCAACCATGGGGACCCGGATCATTTATGGAGAGGTCTCGGGATGGTATATAACATGGACGCTTTCCGAGAGGCAGTCAATAAAAGATTGAGGGAGGAGATTGAGATGACTAAGGAAGAACTGTTATCCACAGAGGGTACCGGGGATGTTCCCTCGCCCTGGGCGCAGGAAGCGACAAACTGGGCGAAGAAACAGGGGATATTTCAGGGGGACGGCAAGGGCAACTACGGCTGGCAGCAGCCGATCACGCGAGAGGCCGTCGCGCAGGTGCTGTATAACGCGTTCCTAAAAAAATAGAACCGCCGGGCAGGCGGAAAACTACAAACCGCAGGCGGGCAGACAACAGATCCCGCCCGCCTGCACAGTACAGAGAGGAGGGATCGCAGGTGCCCGCAAGCATACTTGAGGCGGACGTTCTGTTTCCGCAGATGGATGAGAGGACCACGGACGAAGAGAAGATAAGAAAGATAATGAACTATCTCTTTATTCTCAACGAGCAGCTGCGCTACACGCTGTACAACCTGGGCGAGGAGAACTTCAACGAGACTGCACTGAAAGAGATAAAGGACCCGATCTACGCGAGGATCGAGGACGCGGAAAAAAACATGACGTCGCAGCTCACCCTGGAAGCCGGTCTGCTCGACGTTAAGATACAGGCCCTGGGCAACAAGATCGGTGACGTGGGAGAGGGAGAGACGGTAGCCGGGGCTATAGCGCAGCTGCGGGCGGACGTCGAGGCCGACTACGCGACGATAGAGATGATATCGTCCGTGACGAATGAGGACGGGACAGTGAACGCCGCAAGCATTATCCTGGCCGTGAACGAGTACGGCGGAGAGGTGAAGATAAGCGCGAGCAGGATCGACCTCGCGGGATACGTGACGGTGTCAAGCCTCGGCAGCGGGGGTACGACCACGATCGACGGATCGAGGATAACGACGGGGACTATCAGCGCAGAGCGGCTGAACCTTACAGGCTACGTGACAGTGTCAAGCCTCGGCAGCGGCGGGTCTACCAACATTGACGGATCGAGGATAACGACGGGGACTATCAGCGCAGAGCGGCTGAACCTGACCGGGTACGTGACCGTATCCAGTCTCGGCAGCGGCGGCACGACGCAGATAGACGGCGGCAGGATAACATCAGGAACTATCACGGCAGCGAACATTCAGGGCGTGTATATCACAGGCTGTTATATAAGCGGCGGCACGGTGGAGGGCGCCACATTTATATCCGACAACGGGTTACAGGCGCTGCAGATGGGCGGCGGCTTTGCCAGATTCTACGACTCATACCAGTCGTATAAATACGGGCAGATCGAGTTTGACGACATATCGGACAAGTTCTATATCTGGTCCTCTACGAATCTCAAGTTGTTCTCAGCCGGCAACCTGTCGGTGGAGGCGTCGGGCTATGTTTATATAGGGAACGCGTATATCATGCCCGGAATGGTCGACCCGATGGGCGGATGGTGCTTCGCATCGGACGGCATATATTATGGCGGAGCGAGAAAGGTCACGGTGTAACATGTATCTAATACAGTGTGTTAACGCGTACATAGCCTGTACGCAGCTGATGGACAAGGAGTGCGATTATCTCACGGCGTACGCTCTTACGCGGCTGAAAAAGGCCCTGCAGCCGCACGCGGAATTCTATGCGAAGAAAGAGATGGAACTTGCGAAAGAGTTCGGCGTGAAGGACGAGAACGGGAACCTGAAGCTGAAAGAGAAGGGGACGTTCACCTTCGCGGACCCCGCCAGGGCGGATGAATTCAACAAGAAAAAAACGGAACTCGGCTCCGTAGAGATAGACGAGGAGATCATGGCCCGGAAGATGAAGCCTCCGGCATCCATAAAGCCCGCACAGCTCGAGGCGCTAGAGGGCTTTGTCATATTCGAGGGGGAAGAGGAATGAGCCCGTGGCTGCCCAATATGATATATCCTGACGGGATCACAAAGAAGATCCAGGTGCTGTTCGGGGGGTATAACAATAACGACAGCGCGCAGGACGGCGAGATACGCGATATGACGAACATGTCGGGAGACCTGCATCCCATACTGGCACCCAGGAAACCGCGCTATCTTGTGCGCACCATAACGAAGCCGAACGGCTTTCTGGCGCACGACGGATACTACTGGGTTGACGGCACGGGCCTCTACAGCAGCAGCAGCGCATCAAAGCGCGGCACGCTCACTGACGGCAGGAAGACTATGGCCGTCCTCGGACTTCACATCGTGATACTGCCTGATAAGAAATATCTGAGGACCGGGGCGAAGGGGACGTACGCGAGCACAGCGGCGCTGTCTGCCGCCGTGACCTCGCCCTCCGCCGGAGATGTATATGCCGTGGGCGCCTCGGAGCCCTACGAACTGTACACCTGGGACGGCACTGCGTGGCAGGATATTGGACCGGAGTTTGGCAGCATAGAGGCCGAGAAGACCGCGAGCGGGACTATACAGGACGGCACGTTCGCCGGTGAGGCTGCGCAAGCGAATACGATATACTCAGAGGGCGCCGCCTGGGCAAACAAGTTCAAAGCGGGCGACGCCGTGACTATCTCCGGCTGCACCGCTCACGAAGAGAACAACAAGACGATAATTATCCGGGAGATCGACGGGGACTACCTGAGATTCTACGAGAACAGCTTCGTGATCGGCGAGGGCGGGGATACGGAGACCTCAATAAAGATCTCGCGCACGATGCCGGATATGGACTTCATATTCGAGAACGAGAACAGGCTCTGGGGCTGCAAGGGCGACAGGATATACGCCAGTAAGCTCGGGGATATCTTCAACTGGAACGTGTTCGACGGCATCAGCACGGACTCCTACGCCGTGGATGTGGGCAGCGCAGGTGACTTCACCGGCGCCTGCAGCTACCTGGGGTACCCCTGCTTCTTCAAAGAGGAGAGCATATACAAACTGTACGGCAGCAAGCCCTCGAACTTCACCGCGATGCGCAGCGCG